CAGCTAGCGAGTTGTTTGGTAACTTGTTCGGTGCGGGCATGACGGCTATCGGCAGCATTGGGCAAGGGGCTCCTGCGGGCTCTAGCTTGCTTGAGCAGCTTGGCCTTGAAGGTCTATTTAGCTAAGGAGTAATAGCGTGGCAGGTAGAGACGCAAGCGCCAACCTTGGCGGAATGTTGTCGCAGATTGGGGGCGCTATTGGCGGCATGAGTGGGGGCGGTGCTGGACTTATGCGGCCCATTACGACTGCGTTTCGCCCGCAACTAGACCCAAACAGTGTTGAGTCTTTGCAGCGTCAAGCGGCGTTTCAGGGGCGCATTGGTGACACTGAGCAAGCGCGGTTGTTCACTGGGCAAGCGCTGGCGCTGGAGGAGCGCAACCGAGAAGAGGCGGAAAAAGCTCAAAAACTAGCGGAAGCTCAAGCGCGCACTAAAGCTCTTAGCGACTACACGCAAGCGCTTGCTGCTAAAGACCCCGTTGCTATGAAAGCTGCTGAAGCAGAAGCCATGCGTGTTGGTCAGCTTCAAGGCTTTAACATGATGCCTTTGCTGGCTCAAGCAGAGCAACGGCTGCGTGCTACTCAAGATGCAGAGTTTTCTACCGTAGAGCGTGCGCGTGTTGCTAAACAACGTGCAGAAAATCAAGCCGTTGATAAGGCTACGGAAGCCCTTTCTGCTGCGTTTAACCGTGCTAACTCTGTTGAAGAAATGGATGCGCTTTTAGAAAGTGCTGGCCCTCTTGTTGCTGAGCAAGCACAGCAGCTTCGTGATAGGGGCGTAGCGCGTTTAGATAAAGACCAGCAACGAGAACTACAAGAAGCCGAAAGAACTTCTAATCTTGAAATTATTGATATTTCCTTATTGCCCAATGACGATTCCGCTCTTGCAAAGGGGCTGTCTAACGCCGTAACAGTTTTTAATGAAGAAATTGAAGCATTTAATAAGGAATTGTCCGGTAAAAAAATTCTACCTAATTCTAGACGACAAGCCTTAAAAGACTCTCGTAAAGAGTTAGAGCGTCGTCTTGCTCTTGCTACTGATAGGGCTGCGTTTAGAAAAGACAGCGAAGAGCGTGATAAAATACAAGATGTAGAGACTGCGGCGTTACGAATTTTAGCGCGTGATTTGCCAAAAGATAAAGTTGAAGATGCTAGAACAGGTTTTAACTTTATTATAGATACAAGAGATTCATATAAAGAAGCAGAAGACTTTCTTAAGCGCGGAATGATTAGAGATTTATATAAGCAAAACGGTCTTCCTGTGCCCGAGCAATATAAAGAGCCTGAAGAAGACGACAAGCCCGGAGGGCAAGCAGGACGTAGAGCAGCACGCTCTGGTGTGCCTGCTTCTACGGCAGGGGCGCCTCCTCTTACTCAAATTGCTATTGATGAAGGCGTAACAGAAGCAGAGTGGAGATTTATGACTCCACAGGAGCGTGCCGAATATGAGTGAGCAGGAACAAAAGCGCCGACGAATTCTTGCGCGTACCCGTGCGCGTATGCGCATGCAACAAGAGCAACAAGCTTCTGAACTAACCGGCACTGAACAAGCCGCTGCGTTTGCTGGTGAGTTTGCAGAGTCTGCGTTTGGTATTGGCGACGAGTTGGGCGCTATTGGACGTGGTATTGGCGGCTCTGTGTACGACATCTTTAACACCGATAAAGATATTATGCAAGCGCTGCGTGAAAACTTTAATTGGTCTGAAGACATTGAAGCAACACGTGCGCAAATGCAGCAATTTGAAGAAGAAAGCCCCGTGCTATCTAACGTTGCTGCAGGTACTGGCTTAGTCTCTGGTCTTGCTGTGCCTATCGGCGCTATTGGAAAAGGCGCAAGCGTTGCAAAAGCAGCAGGAGTTGGTGCAGGGTATGGAGCAGGTTTTGGAGCGCTTAGCGGTGAAGGCGAAGAGGGCCGCATTCAGGGGGCGTTAACTGGCGCTGCGCTTGGGGGCGCGCTTGGCGGGGCTTTTGCTGGAGCGCCTAAGCTTGTTGAAAAGCTAGGAAACATGGCTAAAGACCCCAACGTCAGCGTTACGGACGAAGCGGCAGAGCTTGCCGACAGCGCCAACTGGACCGACTTAGACAAGAACATCCGTTGGTGGGACCAAAACTTTGTTGGCGTGTCAGACGCTATCCGTCGCCGTATTAGCCCTGAAGTGGGCGGTAGGGTTCAACGTGCAGACGAAACAGCCATGCGTCAGCGCAACCTTGAAAGCGCGGAGTTTGTAGAAAACGCGGACATGCAGCGTGTCATTAAGCTAGCTGATGATGACGAAAAGTTTAAGGGCATGGTGCTTGACTATGCGCAAGGCGCAAAGCCTGCAGACGAGTTGTTGCGCTACGTTGACGACAAGCTAGATACAGCAGCTACCGGCGCGCTTAGCAAATACATTAACTGGTCTAACCGCTCTAACACCAACTACAACCGCCGCTTAGGCAAGAACGAAGACGCTGCTAACTACTTGCACACGCAAAAGATTAGCGGTTTGCCTGGGCGTAAGCCGCTAGCGCCTAAGAAGTCTGCAGGGAATGTTGTAGATTTTGCGGACGACGAGATTAACCTTCCGCTTGACAAGGCGCAGCTTGAGCGTACGCGGGGCTTAGCGGAGGCCGGGGAGGTTAAGCTTAACGAGTATGGCAATCCGTTCCTTACGAACGCACAGCGCATTCACAACAACAACAGGCTGCTTCAGATTCAAGAGAAGTTCGGTATTAAGAACCTACGCGGCGGCGCTGACGGTTTGATGGATGCCTTTGAGACGCGGCTAAAGAAGCGCGGTATTGGAGAGGCAAGCGCACGCGACGCCCGCAATGCCATTGCTACGATGATTAAAGGGCAGAACAAGTCTGCGAATGCGTGGATTAAATCCTTGCAGAACAGCGGCTATACGGTTCTTGCTGGTCCTAAGACTGTGTTGCTTAACTTCCACGATATTCCCGTAGCGGCTTGGAACAATAGCTTGGCAGCTACTCGCGGCCTTGTGAACCGCTCTGTACAGAAAAGCGCTGACGTACAGCGTCTTGGTATTGACGGTCAAAACGTCGGTGAATTTGTGCAGGACTTGCGCACTAGCAGCAGTAAGCTTTCGCCGGGAGAGCGTGCCGAGCGCATCACTAAGTCCATCACCGACAAAGCCATGAAGTATGGTGGTTTCCAAACTGCTGACCGCGTAGCCAAGAATCAAGTGCTTAAGACTGTAGCGCAAGACTCTGTAAACCGTGTAAACGCTGGTACGCTGCGTCAGCGCTGGGGCACGTACTTTGAGCCTTCTCAGCTAGCACGGCTTGAGGGAGCTATTAAGCGCACTGGCGGCGACGTTACGAAGATGAAGCCCAAAGAGCAGAAGCTATATGATGAGTTGCTTACGCTTGGGCTTGGACAGCAGCAGCTTATATCGGCAGCGGGGCGGCCCATCGGCTGGCTTAACAACCCCAATCTACGTCCGCTGTGGATGATGCGCGGCTTTGCCATTAAGCACAACACGCTGCTTGCGGAGAAAATTGCAGATAAGCTCCGCAAAGGGGACCGTGCTGGCGCCGCCAAGGAAGCAACAGCCTACTTGGCGCTTCCTGGCATGAGCTATGCGGGCATGAACGTAGGCCGTAACGAGCTGTTCAAGGAAGACTATGAGCCTAGTGGTGAGGAGTTTATGTTTTCGCTGCTTGACTCTGTGCTTGGCCCCATCACGCTAAACAGCATTGGCGTGGGTAGCAGCTATGAGCGCTCTGAGCTTATCAAAGACCCTGCTACGGCTATTCTGTCTTCGGCGCTTCCGCCTACGGGGTTGTATGGTGACGTTGCTGAGGGCATTGTGCAAGCTATTGCGCGGGAAGATGGTGACGAGCTAGCGCGTATTGTTACTGACAGTCCGCTATACAAGCAATGGGCAGCATTCTTCGACTAAAGCGCAGCGCCCGCTGAGCAGCACACTCGGCGGGCGCCTTGCCCCTCTACAGGTCTTCCTCCTTCACGAAGATGCCTTGGCGCATCTGCCCTTTGCGGTTCTTGATCTTGTTGTAGCTGATTGTTAGCGCCTGCTTAAGCGTAAACCCGTTACGCGTCGCAATGTTAATCAACACCACCAAGCAGTCGCCTAGTTCATCCCGCAAGTCAAAGCCATCATGGACATCTTGGTCCAGCTCATGCACTTCCTCTAGCAGCTTGTGCATTTGTGCTGCGTCGCTGCTGCCTAGGATTAGGTTGCGGTCATCGTGCCATTCGGCTACACGCTGCTCTAGTTCTTCAAAGGTCACTTCGTCAACTCCCTTGCCCATACGCGTTCGTTAATGTGGCTGTTGTAGCAGTGGTTACGGTCAAACCAGAACAGGTCGTCAAGCGCCTCTTCGGCCCGTTCCCAGCCCTCGCGGTGGCAGCGCCCTGATACGGACTCATACGGCAGCCCGTTTAGAAATACGACGTTTGCCAATACGGATAAGGCGTGGAAGACGCGGTGTAAGTAACTCTTCATGGCCCGTACTTCCTCTCGATCAGTAGCTCCAAGTAGTGAATGGCTTTAAGCAAGTCCTCCTTGCCACCTTTCTGCTCGTGGCGTGTAACATACTTGACCACATTACCTTCCATAAAGCCCAGCCCGTTCTGGTAGATGAAGTCGATGGGCTGGATAGCTAGGCGGTAGTGGTCGCCGCCTTCCTGGCGCTGGTCTGCTTTAGTGCTTCGGACCGTCGTAGCTTTCTTCATGATTTGCATTTCCCATAATGACGTGATATTTAGCGATGTCTAGGAGCATGTTAACGGTGTCGGGGTGTTGCCCATTAGACGCTAACACAAACTCCCTGTCCTCTATAAAGATAATGCAGACGCTTTCTACTGCTACGTCTGGATGCTCGTCTTCAAAGTTACCAAGGGCGTCGCGTAAGTCCTGAAGCATATCGGCAGCTTTGAGCTTGTCTTTGTTGTTCTTCTTGAAGTCTCCCTTAACTACTTTCATGCCCAATCATCCCATAGCGATAAGTGGTTGTCGAACCGTTCGCGGTTGTCTAGTATGTGGCTGCGTAGCAAATCAACCAACTCCTCTGTGGTCACGTTAGATAGCTCAATGATCTCCCATGCGTCGCAGTGTTGTAATACACGTTCAATGAAAGGATCGTCTTGTAGCGGCACGGTTCAAATCCTCCGAATCTTAGAGCCAAGGTCCATAGGCTCAGGGTACGGTACGCCATCAATGACCACGCCGCAGCCAATGATGGGCTTGAGCTTGAAGTGTCGCCCATAGGCAAAGGCGAGGTGCTTCTGGTTCACACCGCAGCCTACCGCCATGCCCCATACCAGCTCCCTGTCGCTAGCCGTGTAGCTCACGCCAAGGTTGCTGTGGTTGTGGCCCGACACGGTGCACTGCATACGCTGCTTGGCGTCGTTGCGGAAGCCGTTGACACCGTTAGCGCTCTCGCCGTGATGGTACAGCACGCCGTCAATCTCAAGCTGCTCCTCTAGCTTCCAGCCTTCCGGCATCTGCATCAGTTCCTCAAGGGGCTTCATGAAGATGGAAGGCTCCATGCCAAGCTTCCGTAGCTGCCGTGCCGGGATGCGGTCATGGTTACCTAGAATGAGAGTTAGTTTAGGGAACGCATCGTACCAGCGCTTCGCCCGCTCCAGCGCAGACTCATACTCCCCGTGCACGTTGTGCAGCAGCGGCTCGCTGTCGTGGAATGACAGGCTGTGGTTGTCGATGAAGTCACCAATGTGTACCACGGTGTCCACGTTCCATGCCTCAAACTGCTCCTGACAAAACTCTAGGTAGCCGTCGAGCTCGTAGGGTAAGTGCGTGTCTCCGATAATGCCAACCCTCATGTTCCACTCCTTTTAGCTTCACGTTCTTCGTTAGTCTTGACTTGGTGGCAGTCTTTACACAGCACTTGGAATCCGTCAGCTTCACAGAACATACGCTCTACGAAGCCGGGGAGGTCATCATAGTTACGTAATGACCCGCACTGTACAATATGGTCCACTTCCACCTGCCTTGTACCAAACCAGCCACCGCAGTGGGCGCATACGTAGGTGTTGTACGCCACTTTGGCGGCTTGCTTGGCGCTGTGCTTCGGTCCCCATCTTTGGAAAGCAGAGCGGAGGGCGCTACGTATGAAGCCAAAGTACCGCGCCTCCGTCCACTTGCCATCGTTACGAGTCCTTGGTACCTTCTTGCTCATCTAGTGTTTCCACCGTAATGCGTATCACTCCGTGTTCCTTCATCCATAGTAGTGCCATCCTGGCTATCGCTCTTGCTTGCTTTGGATATGTAACAATATGCGATATCTTCATAACGGAAACTCCCACATCTGCTCCGGCTCACGCCTAATCCATAGCTGCCTCCCTTGTCGTAGTAGCCAGTCGTCCAGTATCTGATCCTTCTCGTCAACGCACATGCCCACCTTGTCGAAGGCTTGAGAGTATACGTCACGTACGTAGGCGTACATTTCCGCAGGCTCAAACATATCTTCAATAGGGTCTAGCAGTTTGCGTGTGGCTTTCTGGCCCAGGCGCTTGAACAGTCCGGGGATGTTGTCCGTAGCGTCGCCAGTTAGGAGCTGCTTGTAGAAGAAACGGTCTGCATCTTCTGGTGACACGTTGAATAACTCCTTACGCCTCCAGTTCCAGTGCCAGCCGGGAACGCCGTACAGGTCTTTGTCCAGCGTTGCGATACCGTGCCCGTGCTGGTACGCCATGTACCCAAGCTTGTCGTCTGCTTCCTCGCCGTGCACAAGCTCAGCGCCCAAAGAGTCAATCATGTACTCCTTGAGCGCTGCGAAGTGTGCGGGCTTCTCAGACTTCCGTGTGCCCTTGTAGGGGTAGGTATCGCAGCCGTACTGCAGCCGGTAGTTACCGTCCCCTGTCAGGTAGATTTCAGCACCCTCCGCCCCAAGCTGCTGCATAATCTGCTCGCAGACGGAGCGTGCTGAACGACAGGCAAAGGCAATGGGGTCATCCTTGGCGGCGAACGCCACGCTGTACAGAATGATGTCGCCGTCCAGACCCCAACGCATTACAGCACCTCAGCCATTGCGTCTTCGTCAGCCGTCACTTCTGGCTGGCTAAGTTCTTCAATGGACATGCTGACCAGCGACGGACGAGACACACCGTCACGCCCCTTGTACGCCTTAATCTTAGCGCGCACGATAGAGCCGTAGCCGATGTCACGGGGGTTGCCCTCAAAGGGCGTCTTGCCGTCATTTTCAAACAAGATTTTAAACTTGCCGCTGTTGTCAATCGGATACTGCGACTTGCACTCAATGAACCGGCCACGTGCGTACTTGTCGTCGGGCTTCTGCTTCAGCTCAACGCCCAACTCTTCCAGCCGTTCAATAGCACGTTCGCTAAGGTTGGTGAGCTGTACGCCGTACTTGCCGGTCGGTGCGCCACGGAAGGTGATCTCGTCAACCAAGGACGGGAAGCTAACGGTAGCGCGGATGTTAACGATTTGGTTTTCCATGTTTAGTTCCTTTTCAGTTAAGCCGGTCGTTCTTTGACCGTGACTATATTTTCTCACAAGTAGCCTTAAATGTCAAGCACTTAGTGAGTTTCCGCCCAGTTATTTCCTACCTTAAACTCTCCGTCGAGCGGACAACGGAGGTTAAGCTGTCGTCCCGCCTCGCGTATAGCGTTACGGAACACTGCGCCTACCTGCTGCGCATACTCTTCAGGCACCTCTACCTGAAACTCGTCATGCACTTGAGCCACCAGCTTGTACGGGTAGCCGTAGCGCTGCAACTTCTGAGTTGCAATAACCAATGCTTGCTTCATTACGATAGCGCCAGCGGACTGCAGCAGGGTGTTGAGTGCTGCGTGTTCGCTGCGTATCAGCACACGGCGCCCGTCAAGCCCCGGTAAGCTGCCGTCTAGCCCGTGCCTAGCCACCTTGTTAATCAGCTTCAGGAGGGCAGGGAGGCTGTCTAGGAAGCGCTGCTTAAGCTGTGCACCCTTACGTGACGAGCCGCCTACGATGCTGCCAATCTTGGCATCACCGGCACCGTAGAGGAAGGCGTAGATAAACGTCTTCGCTTGCGGTCTAGTGTCCAAGCCAGCAGCTTGCTGATTGTAGGTGTGGATGTCCCCGTTAAGGATCAGGTCCGTGTACTCTGGGTCGTCCATGTAGTGGGCCAGCATGCGCAGCTCAAGGCCACTAGCGTCAATGCCGACAAGCTTGCTGCCCTCAGGCGCTACGAAGCATTGCCGGTACAGAGAGTCGCTAGGTATCTGTGCCATGTTGGGTGAGCTGTGGGTCATGCGGCCCGTCACGGCACCGCACGTGTTGACACGGCCATGGATACGGCCATCGTCCTTGACAGCATCAAGCCAGGACTTGAGCATACCGTAGCGCTTCTGCAGCGTAAGGTACTCAAGCACCAGAGCAGCTTCAGGTACGTTTTCGTTTTGCTTAAGAGTAGCTTCGTCTACTTTTGGTTTACCACTTGGAGTAGTGTCACGCCACACAGCGCCGCGATGGGCCAGACGCTCAGCCACTTGCTGCCGGGACGCTACGTTGAACACAGTCACCTTGTCCTTCAAGCGCTTGCCAGTCTTCTCAGACCAACGCTCCTCCACGATGGGCGGGAAGATAGCCTGCAGCTCTTCTTCAATCTCGCGCATGCGCTGCTCATGCTCACAGTACAGGTTGCATGCGGTGGGAAAGTCAAAGGCAAAGCCGTTGGCAATCTGCTGCACCGTAGCCTTAGCGACAGCATGCTCAAGGTCACGGCACTGCTGACTAAAGCCCTGCCGGTCTAGCTCTGCGACGATGTGCTCATACACGTCCCAGTTAGCACGGCAGTCTTGTAGGCAGTAGCGTGCCATGTCTTCCGTCAGGCCCTTGTCAAAGTCGGCAGCATCAAACTCTTCCTTGAGTTCTTTGCCGGCCCGCAGCGCCCAAGCTTTTAGAGAATGCCCACCCTCAGCAGGAGGATTAAGGAGGCGGCCCATGACGAGTGTGTCATGCACCGCTTCGTCCCATTTCCAGCCCCACACGCGCTGCAGGACTGGCAGGTCGAAGGCAAGGAGGTTGTGACCGATGATTGCATCAACGCCCTTGAGTGCTGCGGAAAGTTCGGACGACGTAGCGCAGTGTACGCTCTCGTTCTGAGCGGGCAGGTACACCCCCGCCATCCAGATTGTGTCGTGTGATAGATTCGTTTCGATGTCCACTACTGCTAGTTTCATTCGGCTTTCTCCTCAGCCTACTGGTTTCTTCTTGCTCTTGTAGGGCGATTACGTAGTCACCCATTCTGCTCATGGTTAAGCCTCCAGTCGGTACGAAGCGTAACGCCGGCCATCATGCACCTTCATGTCAGACACAATACGAAACCCTTCGTTACGCAGATCGTTAACGCGGGACGCTAGGCGCATAATACCGTAGCGAGTCAGTGCCTCAAGAGGCGTGATGGAACCGTATTGGTTGATGTGATACATAACCTTGTCGTTCTGAGTCATAGTGTTCTCCTGAACAGTTGGCGTAATGTAACGCTACGGCCTAACTAATAATGTATTGCTGTATTAGGTTTGCCGTAACGCTACAGAACGGTATTATTTTATCATGCCAGCATGGTGTGTGTCAAGCACCAGAGCCTACAACTTCACAGACACCTCCGGTGCAGGCCAGCTCTTGGCTACCCGTAGTGGTGTCGCCACGCTCAAAGGACGGCAGAGCAGCCCAGTCAATCTCAGGCATCTTAGCCGACAGCTCCTTGTACTCCTGCTCCGTAAGCTCCTGATACGGCGCCTGACGGTACGTGCCGTTGTCGTAGGGCAACAGAGAGATACCAGACATGATGTCCCAGTTGTCCCAAATCCACTGGCATACAGCAAAGAACTCGTCTTCCTTGTAGTACACCGTGATGGACGGCTTGTGCTCACACCAGTGTAGCTGGTACTGCTTCCACACTTCAAGCTGTCCGATGGCTCCAACGTCGTTACGAAACACTGACGTTTTCGGTGCTTCAATCGGGAAGCTGAACACGGTGGTGGTGTCAGGCTTCATGACGCACGCCTCGTACGGTACGCCCTGAGCGCGCAGGAAGTCCGTCATCGGGTCTTTGTTATCCTGGCGTACGGTGCGTACGTAGTAGCGTGAGTAGTTGGGGTGGATGCCTGACGCACACAGCGCAAGCTGACTCACCGTACCGCTTGGCTTGACGCACGTAATGGCCGCAGCGGGGTTGATCTCAAGGCTCTCAGCCCATTGCTTGTTCACGTTGACGGCACGCTCACGCATGACAGTCAGCCATTCTTCAAGCTTTTTGCTGCCCTTGCTGCCGTTGAGCACAGGGTGGTCCATGAGGCCCGTCAAGCTAACGCCAAGCAGCGCCTCCTCCTCGCAGTTCTTCTTCCACACAGAGCGAAGATAGCGGAAGTTGGTGAGCGTAGCTTGCAGCGTACCGAAAGCCGTGGCCACCTCCACCTTCTCCAGCAGTTGGTCAAGCGTATCGGTGGAGCGTACGATCACTTCGCTCAGGTTGCAGAACTCAGCGGGGCGCAGGAGGATTTCGCTGCACGGGTTACACCCAAAGGCTGCGGTGTTGTCCCGCCGTCCGTTACGCCCCGCAATGTTGCGTGCTGCTTCCCGTGAGAAGATGCCCCGCTCACCAGAGAAGCTTTCATACAGCGCCTTCATCTCATTCATGAAGAACGGGAAGTCGGGGCGCTCGTCGTACACAGCGCTGTTGTTAGCCAAGGCGCGTTGGCCGTTGCGCTCCCACCATTGCCCAGTCTTGGCTGCCTGCATACGGTCAGACACGGGGCTTGACAGGCTAATCAGGGCAGAGCGGCGCACACCGCCCACAACGACAATCTCAGCGATCTTACAGCAGATGTCGTGGCACTCTAGGTCCGTGAGCTTCCTACCTGCTGCGCCCTTGAACACGTCCACAAGGAAGCGGTGCAGGTCTTCCAGCGGCTCCGGCCCAGACGCCCTGCCGCCAAAGGTCTTCAGGCGTGCACCGGAGGGCCGCACCAGGGAGTAGTCCAGCTTCGGTACCTCGCCAGCGTAGAGCATGGCGATTAGCTGTCGCGTACTCTTAGCCCAGCCAATCTTGCTGTCGGCTACGACAATCGTGGTGTCCGTGTCGGCAAACTCTTCGGCCACCAGCGTCAGCTTCTTATCTTCCTAACGCTACACGCTGAAGCCTACACCCGTGCCACAGAGCAGGATGTACATCAGCTCATCGAAAGCTTTCGGGTCGTTGATGGCAAGGTAGGCGCAGTTGAAGCCGGCTACGTTGTCACGGTCCAGGGCAGGGCCAGCCGTCATGAGGGCGCGCATGCTGGGCACTACGTCAAGGTCATGGATGGCTTTCTTGA